TGGCGTTGTATTCCGGCGAGCTCGCGAAGTAGGAGCGCGCCTGGGTGGCGTAGGTCTCGGCGGAGCCGGCCAGATTGGTCAGCGCCGTGGCATCGCCCAACTGCGCCTGGGCAAGCGTTGCCGCGTAACTCGCCCGCGTGCCTGAAAGCGACAGGTCCGGCGAGGCATTGGCGAGATCGCCATAGGTGAGTCGCTTGATGAGACTCTGCAGGCTCTCGACCGAACCCTGGTAATACTGCGCTTCCAGATCGGCCTTCTTCTTCGTCCAGTATTCAGCGACCTTCGCCATGTCGACGTAGACGTCTTTGACGTTGTCGCGGATGTACTCGGCACTCGCGATGGAGTCCTTGGCCTGGTCGTCGAGGGCACGGCGTTGCACCGCCATCGGGTCCAGCATGGCGTCGATGAAGTCCTGGGCGGCCCGCTTCGTCTGCTTTCCCTGCTCGGCCAGGATGGGAGCGAGGGCCAGGCCCCACTCATTGGCGCCTGAAGTCAGGGACGCGAAGCTGTCGCTGATGGCTTTTAGCGCCTTCTCGGCCGAAGAGGTCTCCTTGCTGAGTGCGTCGTAGGCCTTGATGAGCTCGAACAGGCTAGAAATTTGTGCGGTGGTCGTGGGCTCCCGGTTAGCGAACGCCGTGCGCAGCGTGGGCGACGCATTCATCGCCGCGTTGTTCTGGATCGAGTTATAGAACGCCTTGGCTATGAGGCGGTCGATGGCCTTCGCCGGGTCGCCGCTCTCGTTGTAGGTCTGCTGGTTGGAGCCCTGCGTCGGACTGAGCAGGTAGGTCGAGGTCGTGCCCTCGCGCTGGTTGTTCCAGACCGCGGCGCCGAAAGCGTTGCCGGGATTGGTGAGGCCGCCGGCCGCGTTGAAGAACGCATCGAGCGTGCCGCCGATGCCGGCAAACTGGCCGTTGATGGAGCTGCCGCCATTCTGCTGCGTGCCGGACTGCACGTAGCCGCCGGCGCTCGGATCGAACCGCGTGTTGGCGCCGGCCAACGGCGCCCACTTGTAGTCCTCACCGCCAAACAGTCCCGGGAGAATAGACGAAAGCGCCATGATGACGGGGCCAGCGATCTGTCCGACGCCGGGGATCAGGGAAACGCCGGCCCCGATCATGGTGCCGATGCCGCCGATGGTCTGTGCCGCGTTCCTGGCCGTTGCGAGCTGATAGATGCCCATGCCGGCGCCGGCCGCGGCGCCGAAAGCGCCGAGTGGCGTGATGCCGGTTCCCGCTACTCCCGTTGCAGCCGATCCGCCAATCGTCGGCACGCCCGCCATCGACGAAGGCGATATGCCCGCATAGGCGCCGGTGAATGGCGTATTGAGCCACTCTCCGAAGCTGCCGAGACTGCTGGTAACGCCGCTGCCGAACCCGCCGAAGCTCGGCATGGAGAAACCACCGCCGCTACCCCCCGTGGATCCATAGCCGAGGCTCGCAGCCGTGGCCGGGCTCACCAGGCCAATGGCCGAAAGCCCGCCGACCACGCCGCCCAGCATCGGCCGGATGACCGCGAGGGCGGCGAACTCCGCCACCATGCGGCGAACCAGTTTCCTCGTCAGGTCGCCGAGTTCCTGGAATGAAAAAGCGCCTTTCTCCAGCATCGACTCGAACATGCTGGCGGCAGTGCTCTGGATCGACTGCAGCGCCGACTTCAGCGGCTCGGTCCACAGTTCATTGGCCTTCCTGAGTTCCTCGCCCTGCGCCTTCAGCCGCTCGTTCTGCTCGATGGCCGCGCCGCGCCGGTCAATGGCGGCCTTTTCGGCTGCGTTGCTATCATCGAGGCCCTTGCCCTGCACCTCCTGCTTGAGCTTGATGAGTGCCAACTCGCGGGCGCGCGTCTCGACGCTGGCGTTGATGAGCGCGTTTTCCGCCAACAGCAGGGTGTTGGCGCGCTCGAGCTCTTCGGTGCCGAGGTTGAATTCCTTGAGGTTTTTTAGGCGCTCGGCCGCCTTCAGCTGCTCTTCGATCTTCGCCGTGAGCGCCGCCACTTGAGTGGCGTTCTTGTCGGCCGTGTTGCCGTAGGCGTCCTGTGCCGACTTCAATGCTTTGAAGTGGATTTCAAGGTCGGCCACGGCGCGGGCGCCGCGCTCGGAAGCGGCGGCATAGGCGTTGGCGCCTTCCACGTCGCGCGCCGTGTCGCGCATGAGCTTGGCGATGCGGTCGGCCTCGCCCTGGCCTGTGCCGGTGGGGGCGGGGTTGCTGACGCCAGGCGGCGGCAATTCGGAGGAGCGCGGCACCCAATCCACGACGCCGACATTGCGCCCGGTTGCCGCGTCCATTTTCGCCAATTCGCGCCGGGCGCCCCCAATATCGCCGCGCCATTGATCGATGAGGCGAAAATCGGCGGCGCGATTCGGGTCTTTCGCGATGCGCGCCTCGGCCTCGCGGATCTTGCTTTCGCGATCGGCGATGGTGAGGTTGAGCTTCTGCTCGGCATTGGAATCGTGGGTGAAAAGCGCGGTCCAGTCCGACCTGATGGCGCGGAGATAACCCGCGAGCTTGCCAAGCAGCGTGTTGATGCCGTCAAGCGTGGCCGCGAGAGGCCCCGCGCCGTTCTCGGCGAAGAAAGCCCGCACGGTGAGCTTCGACCGTTCCGCCGAGTCGGCGAGCCTGTCGAGCTTGGCCACGGTGTCCGCCTCGATGAAGGCGCCGGCGGCCCTGGCCCGGGCCGCCATTTCATCCATGCCGCCCGACATATCTTTTAACATCGGCAACATGCGGGTGCCGGCCCTGCCGAAGAAATCGACGGCGGCGGCTGCCCGGCGGGCGGGGTCATCTATGGCTGAGATCGAGGCGGCTACCTCCTGAAGCAGCGTCTCGGTCGGCCGCAGTTTGCCGGCAGCGTCGAGCACTTTTACGCCGATGCGGTCCAGCGCCTCGATCATCTCCTTGCTGCCGCCGGCCGCCTCGCCCATCTTCTGCGAGAACTTGGCTACGCCGGTTTCCAGCTGCTCGAGCTTCACGCCGCTTTGCACGGCCGAGAATTGGAGCCCTTGCAGGCCCTTGGCCGTTACTCCCAACTGCTCGGCGAGTTCGTCCATGCCGGCCGCAACGTCGAAGGCGCCCTTTGCCATTTGAACCATGCGCGCCGCAACATCGGCCAGGGCCAACGCGAGGTTCGCCTTGATGAGCGTGCCGATGCCGCCCAGCCCCTTCTCCATGCGGGCGAGCGCGGTATCCATAGAGGCGGTGCTGCGCTCGAGTTTCTCGAGCGCCCGCGTGGCCGCCGCCGAGCCATCGACCGCCTTCGACGAGTCGACGATAATCCGAATGATCTTGGTTTCTTCGGCCATGGATCACCGCCTGACGCGGGCGCGGTCGGCGCCGGCCTTTGCCGCCGCTGCCTGCTTTAGGACATCGTCCTGAACGTACGCATCGTCGATCGCGGCGACGATCTCGGTAAAATGGTCCAGGCCCTCCCCCCGGTAACCACGACGGTTACCTTCTTTCCTGATGCTCCCTCGCGGGATCGGCTGGGGCAGTTGCAATCCTCCCGCCATGCCCAGGCTCAGCGCCAGGTAGGTGCGATCGCGGGAGAGATAGGTGAAGGACTGCCAATAAGGCTCCGCCTCCGTCGACAGCACTGGCCGGGACAGCAGGCGCCTAAAAGCCCAGTCGTCGCCGCGCGCGGCCCGGTCCTGCCAGTCCTTCACCGCGGCACCGTGCTGGCTGTCCCAGCCGATCAGTTTTTTGCTTCGTCCACGACGGCCTCGATGCGCTGGACGCGGAAGTTCTTGGTCTCGAAGACAATCGCATCGACCGCAGCATAGGCATCGTCGGCCGCCAGCAAGAAGGCCTCGCCGGCCTCGACGCTATAAGGCACTTCTAGCCCCTTGCTGGTGATGCCGTGCCAGTCACGGACCAGCAGCTCGGCATACTTGCGCGCCAAAAAGCCCCTCACCCGCTCGTTGGTGGCCCGGGCGTTGCTCAGCCGTCGCAGTTCGGCGGCAATCTTCTCGCTCTGCGCCCGCCACTGCGGGTTGGCATCCGATGCCGCCCGGACGATCAGGGTCCGCCCACCCGGCAGGCCAAGCTCCGTACCGTCGCGCTCCAGGTCCCGATTGCGCTGCAGATCTTCGATATTGTCGAACGCGTAGCCGCTCATGTTGCATCCCTTCTCGTCAGGTTCTTTTCGATCCAGTCCTCGGCCGACTGACCGTCGGGCACGTCCTCGACCACCTGCCCTTTCAGGTAGATGACCTTCTTCTCAGACCCGCCTTCGTCCTGCGGGACAAAGACATGGAAGTTCTCCAGGACGAGATAGCGCTCCATGGGCATGCTCCTCAGGCGACCAGGCGGGTGAGTTTGATGGCGGCGGTATCGGTCGCGTAGTACTTCGCCAGGAAGTTCAGCGTGACCATGTGGTCGCCGGTGGCGCCGGGATCGCCGACGTCGGGGTTCCACACGTCGGCGGCGCCCAGCACCAGGCGGTCCTTGAACAGCGTGGTGGCACCGATGGTGAGATCGAGCGTCTGGCCGGTCTGGCGGGTCACGAACGTCGAGTAGTCGGTGAGCTGCGAGAAGTAGAACTGGACCTGCCCCTGCACGTTGAACAGGCCGAGCCCGGTGCCGAAGGGTGACGCCGATCCCCAGGAATACTGCTCGCGGACATTGTTCTCGATCCGCATGGAAAGGCTCATCACCTTGGGCGTCGCGATGCCGAACAGGTTGTTGACCACAATGTCGGCCGGGGTCGAGGGGTCGTAGCCCGGGATCGGTGCGGCATAGGTGGAGCTGGCGATGGCCGTGGTTGCCGTTGCCTCGGCCAACGCCCGCAGCGCGAAGTTCATGGTGCCGGGCTGGCCGTTCTGGAACGAGATATCTACCGTGTCGACGATGCAGCCGGTCAGCCGCCGGTAGGGATCCGTGGCGCCGCCCTCGTATTTCTCCTCGACGGTGAAAGGTTTTAGGGTCGCCCCGTTCTTCAGGATGTCGGTGGCCCAGGTGCCGCAGAACGCCGACTCCCAGAGGATGTCGGACGCGGCATCGCGCACCCACGGCAGCTCGATGGTCTTGGGGAACGCCGCCAGTCCCTTGGTCATGGCGTAGGCCATGCGGTCGGAACGCCGCTCCGGAGAGCGCTGGTCGTTGCGCTGGGGCGCCCCGCTCACGCGGATATCGCGCAGGATCTTGAAGGCAGGCGTCACAGGCGTCGTGCCCTGCGTCGCCTCGGCGATGATCGCCGTCTGTTTCGTTGCGCTGTCCATTCAGGGCGCCTCCGTTGACGCAGACATAAAAAAGCCGCCCGGAAGCGGCGGCGGTGGTGCGTCGTGACGCGAGCGATCAGCCGACGTTGTAGAGTTCGTAGCCAAGAGCCACCGACTCGACCCAGAGCCCGGCCTCGTCGTGGCCTCCGCCCATCGGCGCAGTGGCGGTAATGCGGACCGACCGCGATCCCGCCGCGAACCGGCGCATCCGGAAAGCGGTGCGAATGGCCGCGGCGTAGGTCTCGGCCAAGTCGCGTTTGTCGGTGCCGGCGCCCAGGCGGGTGCAGATATTGACCGTCACCTGCCCCTCCTCCCGGTGCAGGTTCGCGGCCGGGGCGCCGAAGGTGACCTGCCTTTCGCTGCCGCCGGGGAAGTTCAGTTCCA